CGGACGCACTCCTACAAACATGTTACCAATCTTCCAATCGATGCTGTGCACACTCTGCAAAAAGTGTACCTCACGATCAGAGACGAAACACTTCTTGGGTGACATAATCATACCTAGCTCGACTAACAGCACGTCAGACAAAGCTCCAATGTCCCATGGACCATTGAAGCAGAAAACCCCATCATCACCTTGCAACAGGTGGTCTAGGATTCGAAGACCTAGACGATGTGCTGCATAGCACACACACCAGAAGTTTCCCATGCTGTCAATCAGGTTGGTCAAAACCGAACCTGACGGGACTCCGCCCTGGCGACTATCGGGTTCCCAATAATCACCTGGGACATAGAACCCAGTGCGGCAAAATACCTCCTCAATAAACCGCACAAGTCGATCGTCTGAGCCTTGGAACCAAAACCGGAGGGTAGCAAATAACCGTCTGATGACGTCGTTTGGTAGAGACGCGTCAAACTGACTAAAGTCTACAGATAGGATGGGCCATCTGGTCCTCGACTTTAGCATCGATGTTACGGCCTGATCTACAGCCGCCCTGCTAACCCAAGCCGAAAAACTGGTTTTCTTAATCAGCTTGTTACGTACAGGGATATAAACCATCTTCTTCAAGATGTTCGTGCACATCGACATGCCTATAACTCCCCTCCATGACGCTGTCCGACCGAGACCGCATGCTTGCGGGCGTGTACCTGCAACACCAGGGTACCGCCGAGCATTCTCTAACCGTAGACCATCCGCAAGCAACTCTTCAGTTTCGTGAAAGTACTCATACGGAACTCGGAGCGTCTTCATAAACCAAGGCCAGCCTCGCTGTGATTTCTTATCAAACGATATCGCTGCTTCCGCACAAGATACCGCTCGACAAGATCCCTTGCGAATCCAGCTCCTCAAACATTCATCTGCGTATGTGGCAGATCGGGGGTCGATCGTCACACAATGCGGTTTCAAATGTCGCATGAACTTTTCCTTGAGTGACACACGGCCATCCGCAGGTCGAATGTTCCATCTATCTTTTAATACCC